TCGAACAGAATACGTGGTACCAGAGCCTTCGGATTATCCACACCAGAGAACGTATAGGCCCGCACCATGTCCTGAGCCACCTGTGCGAACGCAAACCCCGGCAATAGCGTTACACCAGCCCGCATCGTTTTAGCGATATTCTGGAACGCCGTGACGAGACTTCCTACCTCCGTGGGCATCCCGGCAAACGCCGCCACATCAAGCGGGTCCATGACGTAAAATTCTGCTCTTTCTCCTTTGATGTACGTGGACACATAGTGTTTTTCCGTTCCGGGTGGGTGCATGGCATTCACCGGAGTCAGTTTAGCGTATCCCAGTCGCTCCAAATCTGATAGTGATCGCCTAACCGCATTGACTTTAACCGCATCTCCAACCATCCGCGAGGACAACGCTAAGAACGCATTAACAATGTCGCCAACCTGACGTTTTGTCGTGGAGCCTTTGAACGGACGATAAGCAGCCACCCCTTGCAGGCCCCGGCTCTTGCCCGTCGCCTTAGCCAACACGTTATCCAGATCATCCAAACGGTCGAACGGAACGTAGGCCGTAGCCTCCTTCCAATCCTCTGCCTTATCCTCCGATATACGTCCAGCCTCAACCAGATTATCAATCAAGTTAAACCGAACAGCATCCATCATTTCCAGAATCTCCTGCGCTTCCGGCGTGGCGTTATACGCCGCTTCCATGGCTAGGATTTCTGAAGGAGTAAAGTCCAGTTGGACGAGGTTCTCATCCCGTAGCTTATCCGCCAGTTTCTGCTTACCAGCCGCTTCCATTGCTAGCGCTTGAACCTCGATGTCCTGATTGTGTTTAAGCAGGGCCGCTTCCCGATGACCGTACATCAACGTGCTGAGCGTCTTCACGGTCTGCTCATACGTCTTACCTTCCTGCTGAGCTATGGCATTAACATACTCCACCACCTTTTCACCAGACACAGGGCGACCACGAGTGATTGGGAACCGTGCCGTATCAGGGGTAGTCAATTCTGTAGCCGTGTACATACCATCAGCGGTCTTCTTCAAACCACCAGTAGTAAGTACAGCCTCAGCGATACGCTGGAAGTCCAGAGCCTGTGCGAGCAGCAGGGCAGGATTCGTATTCCCCAGAGCGTCACGGACCTTGTACCCATACCCTTCCCACAGCTTCTTATCCAGCGAAGCCATCTTGTCGGTGAGCAGGTTGCGAACCTTCCCTATGGTACTTCCGATAATAATGTCTTTAATGCTTTGGGAAAGCGTAGGGTCCTGCTTGATCGCTATGATGTCCGCTGACGAAGCAAGCTGCTCATTAGCTGTGGTGTTAATCGCGTAGGAATACGATTCCTTTGGTCCCAGTTTACCGAAGTGCAGGACATTACTCTTGTTTACAGCCGGGAGCGCTTCAAGCAGCCTATTTACGGCTGACCTATCCTGTGGTGGGCGGTTGGTCAGATTCAACCAGAAGTCCACAATCCTATCCCACAGAGAGCGCTTACTACCCGCATCCAAAGCCTTAAGCTCCCGCTGGAACGCTGGATTAGAGTACGCCTCAGATACGAATTCCTTTACGTTCGTAAAGCCGTATGATTTGCTACCACCACTTCTAGCCTTGTAATCCTTGTATATTTTCTGGAATACCTTAGCAGATGACGCATTAGCGTTTATCGCGTATACCGTAGCAGCGTGGGCAAACTCATGTAGGAAAGCATACTCAGAGTCGCCCCGTTGGAAGATAACAATAGCGTTGTTGCCTTCGTCAAATACAGCCAGATACTTACCACCCCTAGAGGTATCAATTCGGACAGGTACGTGTACAGGTAGTTTCAGGTACGCTTTAGCGAGCGCTTTGTAGAACGGGCTAGATCCCGAATGACTGAGGAATTTAAGGATGGTGTTAGTATCCGCCCTAGAGTCGATAAGCTGCTCAACAGCCAAAGATACAACAGGGTCCCCTTCGGAATTCCGACTGACCGTAGGCATGACTACCGTTTTCAGTAACTCATGTCCAGCCTTAATAGCGTCTTCAGCGTGTACCTTATTCTTCAGGTCACCATTCTTGGTGAAATACTTCTTCCGCCATTCCTTGAATTCAGGTAGAGAGTTCGGGACGTTGTACTCAATCTCGTCGTCCAGCGTGGCGAGGTCAGTGATGTTGTAGGGGTACTTCGGCGCGGGTTGCGCTTCTCCCCTAGCTATCGCCTTACGCTTAGCTTTATCAGCTTGGTAGTCATCAATGTAGGCTTCGCCTATAGCCCCCTCAAACTCCGACTTTTCCTTGTCGTACAGTTTGTAGTATGCGGACTCCGCGCGTTTCGCGGCTTTATAGAATTCCTTATTGGCTGCTTCCAATTCAGCAGCGGCTGACATCTGCTCAGCTTCGTTACCTGTAAACTCGGCTATCTGTAGACGCTCCTCAGCAGCATCCCGGGCCGTTTCAAGAGGCTTAAGAGCGGCTTTATGTTCCGCCAGTTTCCCACGATACGCCTGCTCCTGCTCCGGGGTAATACCACTGACAAGGGGAGGTTCATACTCCGTCTTTTTCGCCGGGAGCGGTTCGCTTAGTGTAGGCTGTAGTGGCGGCGTTCCTCGTACGTCATTTCCAGCAGGTGCGCCAGTATCTCCCACTCCTGATACGACAGCTTTACTAGCTCCTCTGGTACGGGGCTTTCCATTTCCGTTTCCAGATACAGGAACGCTTGAGACACTTGTGTTACCGTCAGCCGCGACAGCAGGGGCACCATTTCCGGCGTCAGTTTCGGTGGCATCAGTTGTCTCCTCAAATCCCGGTAGCGCTAATTGTTGTCGGCGCAGATAGTTAACGAACGGGGCCACCTTAGCTATAGTAGCTTGAGAAGTAGCTCTATTCTCCAACAGAGTTTCCAGCCCACTCAGTAGCTTATTAACGTCTGAGGTTCGGTCCATCCGAAACAGGGTATCACCAAGTTGCTTCATGAACTTGGATTGACGTGGTACCCCAATACTGGCTAGCTTATCGTACCCTACTGTTGGTGGTGTCTCAAGCGTGCGATTCAGACTGGTATTAGCCGCCTCTGGGTCCACTTCACCCGGGGGCAATTCCTCAAACAGTTCCGGTTGGGCAGAGTCCGAGAATGGTAGCTGACGCTGCCTATCATCATACCGTACGGTAGGTTCAGGGATATCCTCAGACTTATCTTCAGCCTTAGGTACATACTCCCCGAACAGGTCAGGTTGTCCAGCTTCTTCCGCCGAGAGTAGGTCAGGGTTCGTTTCTGGAACCTTACGGTTATACCCCTCAAGAGTAAGCTGCTTCAGGGCTTCTCTAACCCGAGCCAATTCCGCCTTGTCTGCTGGGGAGGGCCGCTTACCCTTCATAGCCTCCATGAGCCGTTGCTCATGTTGCTTCAGTTCACCATAGTCAGCCGGGAGCGGGCCTTGTTCACCAGCCGGGGGAGGAGCCGTGCCAGCCTTAGCCGCCCTAGCAGTCGCTTCCTCGCGCCGAGCCTTGTCGATGGGGGTTTCGCCATCAACCACCTGCCCATGGTTCCCACGGCGACCGAGAGCCGCGTCCGTCAATCCCTGAATAAGCGCACCCACACCAGCGCCATACGCGCCAGCTTCACCAGACCCCTCAACAATAGCTTGGTCAGGTTTATAGACACCCTTAGCGATCAGGTTTTGCAGAATCTGGGCAGAGGCTTCCTGTGCGCCTTCAGCGCCGCCAGTAACAGCAGCGCGGCGAATGTAGTTAAAGATGCCTTCTTTAACTGGGGTACTGAGGTGTTCAAGGAACTTGAACACAGGGAGAATTTCCGTAGCGCCTACGGCTGCTCCCAACGCTGTGGATAGCCCACGCTGCCCCGAGTTCGCTCCATCCTGCTCAGCCCTTACCCGAGCTTCACCGGCACCCGCAGCAGCGCCCATGCCCCCGGCAGCAACCCTACCGACCATACCCAGCGGGCCTAGGGCGAAGAACGGGGCCGTGGAGCCTACACCTTCACCCAGCTTTCTACCTACAGATTGTTCGTACCCGGGGGATGCCGCAAATGGCTTACGGATTGTATCCGCTATATCACGGGTAGTTTCCCGTACGGATTGCTCTTGCTCTTCGGGGAGAAGAGAAGCGGCCCCAGCGACCGCTGATTGGGTCATATTGACCGCGCCGGGGACCAACCCCTTAAACAGTTCTTTTACATTACCACCAATGGTAGTTTTGGGGGCAAACTCTGGGAACTGTGATTGGATAAGCTGGGCGGCTTTCTCTTTAGGTACGTCGTCAGGAAACTCAACTGTGCGCCCATCTGGGAGAGTTACGCTATACGACATATACGATCCTATTCGATTTTTCCAGTCGCTGGGTTATACCGCAGTGACGCGCCCGCCCCTGATTGAGCGGAGGTACCGCCAATCATACTTGGCTCTACGCCGATTGCAAGCATTTCATCACGCACCATCTTTTGGTACATCGCCCCCGTTGGGTCTTTGGTGATACGCATCGCCAGCATAGGGTCATTCTTCAGCCTATTCTGTACATTATCAATAGCCTTATCCCGCATAGCCATCAACTTCACTTCAGCCGTAGTACCACCTACCCGAGCATCCGCCGAAATACGAGAAGATTTAATGTGCGCGTCTGCGTTGATGTTAGCAACGTCAAGGTCCTTCTGGCGCTCAGCGGCTTTATCACCCATATCAGCTTGGTGTTTAGCCAGTACCATCTTAGCCTGAGCAATCTTCTCATTAGCCGTTTGCAGTTTGTCCACATCACCGGTACGCATCGCCAATTTCTTCTCAAGGATGCCCTGCTTAAGCTGGTCATTAGCGTCACGGATAGTGTCAATCTTATCCCGCTCAGAACGGCGAAGTTGTTCCTGTGCTCCGTAGACCTTAGCAGCCGCACCAGCGGCGCCCGCAATACCACCCTTACGAGTAGCTTCAGCCGCAGCACCTAGCATCTCCGCATTACTAAAGAACCCTGCTGGTCCCTTATTCTCACCCTCACGCTTAGCCATTCTAGCTTCACGATCAGCGGCGATCTTAGCGGCAGAGTCCAGATATTCTTTACGGAGTGCTTCAGTCTGTTCGTCAGGTTTAGCGTTCTGCCCCAAGATATTCTGAAGGTACTCCGAAGCTGAGTCCATACCCGTTGATGGTACCGGAGCCGCCGTAGGTCCAGCCGCAGCCGGTGTAGCCTTACTAGGAAGAGCCGCAACAATTCCTGCCGGGGCCGCTGCGCGTTGTGGTGCGGCTGGTGTAGGAACAATACCCTTATTCTGCGCCATCAACTTAACCAGTTGATCCGTGATAACAGCCTTCTCTTCAGGGCCAATTCCCGGCGTACGAAGAGCGTCAGATAATGTACGAATCTGCTCTTCCAAATCCCCGCCAATACGAAAATTAGGTTCAGCGTGTCCAGCGGATTTCTCGGCTGCTGACGATGGTGACGCGGGTGATGCGGCTCTCCTAATCTTGTCCATCATAGGGGTCATAGAACTTCTATCCCCACCATAGAACGAATCAGGTAGGTAAGGAACATTCACCCCAAACGCTCTGAGGGGTCTAGTAATTCCAGATTCAAGCGCCCCAGCGATACCCCTAGGGATAAGTGAGCCGACATCATATCCAGCCGCCAGCAGTTCCTTTATCCTACCCATAGCGCCAGCACCCAAACGCCCAGCGCCCGACTCAATAGCCTCACGGTCAGAAGCTTCCTGCTCTCCCTCTACATAGTCACCCTTAGCGTAACCAACAATACCACCATTGGCAAACGACTGCTGTGTGGGGATAGAGTCAATCCCTTGAGCCTGCTGCATGACCTGTTGGGCGATAGGCGGCTGTTGTTGCGCCTGCTGCGCCATGGCTTGCTGACCCTGTTGGGCCTGCTGCATCTGACCTTGTTTAACGCGCCGCTGCAACTCGGAAAGGGCTGCGTAAGGCGGGATTTCTCCCTGCCCCAAAACAGCCTGTTGAAGTGCCTGCATTGGCAGGCCAGAGAGGTTACCTTGAATGCTCATTACGTCCCCGCCTTCTGTGGGTTAAACAGGTTGTATAGACTCAAGGCCCCAAGCCCACCACTCAACAACGAGTTAATAGCCGAATCACCTGACTGATATTGGTTCGCTTGCAACGGGAGCCCAGACAACAATTTCTGCATGTTCTGCGCCTGCACCTGTGGGTAGTTCATGGATTCCTGCCACTGTGCGTAGCCAAAGTCCAGAGGCTGTTGAGCCAGTGAATTCTGTGTAGCACCCGCCCCCATTTGCGCCCCGAGGTTATTCAGTTGCGCGGCATTCTGCGCGGTACCCAGTGAAGACAATCCCTGTCCAGCATTCAATGCACTTGTCCGCGAAGCGTTGATAGCCGACATAGCCGAGTCAAAAGCACTCTGTTGTCCCTTGTTCTGGATATCCCCCAATTGTGTAGAAAGATTCCTAGCCGCTTCCGCCTCTTGCAGTCCCTGACGACTACCACCGAATGCCCCAGAGCCAACAGCCTGAGCATTACGCCCTTGCTGAGCAATCTGGTCAGAACGAATAGCTTCACGCTTATTAGCGTCCACCACGTTCTGCATGTACGGGCTCATGAACTGAGCAACCGTGTTCGGGTTACTGGCGTCGTACTGCGGGCCGTTAAGCACGTTCGTGAACGCTTGTCCAGCTTGCCCATACTGCCCCGGCATCGAGAGCCCACCGATACCTTGGAATGCCTGATTCTGTAGGTTAGACGCACCAGCGAAACGATTCCCTGTGTAGGGTTGGTATGGCGCATTAGCCGCCTGCTCACCGCGAGCCAGCATGTTGTACACATACTGGTCGAAATTCGGTGACAGCGTAGACTGTGATGGGTCCAGCGTAGAACCATTAGGCGCGATAGGCGACTGAGTTCCGTTCGTAGGGAGCGTCCCAATTCCACCGGGGGTAGGCTGCTGTGGCTGGGTACCCGGCTGAGTGCCGTAATACTGCGCGTAGGGCATCCCGTTAGGCGTGCTGGGAGTTCCCGGCGTACCTGAGGTGTTACCACCGATGGTGAACTTACTAGCTGTAGGTATTACAGCCGGTTGAACCTGTGTAGGGGCTGGTGCTGGGGCTGGTTGTCCCATGGGTTTAGGCGTCAGCGACGTAGACGTTCCCATTTGGGACAGAGGGCTAATCCCCCCTGTAGCCGTAGTGTTAGCCTTCGGCTGATAGATGCTCGAAAAGTCGTAGATGCTTGCCATGATTTACCCCAATGCCTGAATGTGGCGGATAGTGTTTGTGTCAGCCGCTACGTTTCTATTACCACGCCGTTCGGTCATGATTTGCTCCATGGCCTGCTTCAACTTAGCCGCGCCAGATTTCGTATCTCCATTCCCAATCTCAGACACAACACGGGCTGGGAAGATGAATTCACCGGTAGCGATTTCTGCGGGCTGCTGTCCATCAATCTGTGCTGGGATTGAATCCGATACGCCGTCACCCGGCCCCTGAATCAGCCGACCCTGCGCCAATCCAGCAATGCCACCCATCTTAGGGCTATACGCCCCCGGAGTCTGAGCCAGCCCACCCATCGCCATACGCACCGGGCCATACTGGGAATTGCTCACCGCATACTGCCGTGCTGGGAGAGACTGATAACCGCGTGTCGTCCCACCACCAGTAGCTTTCTGGCGTCCAGCGTATTGAGCCAGCGCCCCGAGCAGAGCCGCAATCCCTTTCCCTGATGCCAACCCACCAAGCGCCGAACCACCAGCCCCCAACAGGCTTTGCAACCACGAAGGCATACCACCGCCACCGGTAGAAGTCCCCGGATTAGCTGTACCCCCACCAACGGGGTATTGTCCTGCCCCGGGCTGATCGTCGCCGGGAGTGTCCTGCCCTGTCTCATCCTTCCAATACGAATCAGAAGGAACCTCAGGACCGTCTACAGCGTTATCCGAGTCAAACCAATCGAACTGATTACCCCAGTCTTCTCGACCCCAATTAGCGAGGTCAGGAGCATCCCCAGAATTCCAATCATCAGCCGATGACGTAGTTTGGTCATCGATACCCCATGCACTAAAATCCATATTACCTCCTTGAGGTTCTTGCGGATTAGCAAAGAACCCTTCTTCCAATTCAGGATCACCACCCGGGATGAGGCTATTACTGAGGTTGACCTTACCGCCAATACCTTGTAACCCCTGACCACCAGACATCATACCCGCACCACCGGCCATCAGAGCCCGCTGAATGTCCCCAGTAGTCGCCAGCGTAGTTCCCGCTCTAGTCAGTCCAGATGCGATGTAGTCCGGTATGCCAGCGCTAAGAAGCTGCTGATTCGTGTACCCAGCCGCCGCATTAGTAGCCCCACCAATACCACCAGAGACAGCCCCTTGCAGGATGTCCCCACCTTGCAGGCCCGAGCGGATACCACCAGTAGCAGCGCCCTGAACAACCTTATCCAACCCGGCGATACCTGTAGATGGGAGCCCACCCATCAACTTACTGCCTACCTGCCCTGAGAGGTACCCAATACCAGCGTTCTTAGCGATGTCAAGGAAGTTCCCACCCTCCACCGCTGAAACCAACCCGCCTACCAGAGGAGCAGCAATCGCGCCGACCCCGGGTATAAACGATGCGGCTAATGGGGCGAGTTTACCTAGTACGCCTAGATTGGTAGTTGATGTCTCCCACTTCGGGACAAGCACGGGCTGACCATCGCGCCCTTTGACAAACTCGAAATTGACGTGCCCTTTACCAGCAGCAGACATATTCAATCGGTTCTTCTCAGGGTCCCGCATCCAGATAGGCTTACCTGTTGCGTTATGGATGATTTCGCCCTTGTCGTTGTAGGACAAGTCGGACATGGAATGAATGTTCTGGCGAGCGATATTTTCAGCCGCAGCGTACCTATCCCAATCACCGTAGTTATTAACCCAGTTTACCCCCGAGCTACCTAACTGGTCATATATGTTCCCAATAACAGAGTATTTTGGGTCCCGTAATTTCGGGTCAGATATACCTACTGTATTGTAGAACTGTTCAGCCTGACCATATTTCTTTGCTTTAGATAACCCTTTAGGATCAGTAGCAGCGAACGCATCAAACCCCGATAGCGGGGCGGCTGGTGCAGCAGGTTGGGGCGTAGCTACCGCTGGGTTATTAGCGAAGCCAAAAGACTCGGCAATAGACCCACCTTGCGCTGGTTGCCCGAGTAGCGCTTGAAGAGTAGGATTTGCGATAGCCATAATATGGTACCAATATGTCTAGGTCGAGCAATTAGCCGATTGTGCCGCAAGCGTTGTCCACCTGTCCAGCGTTATTTGTGAGATTCCCTTACGGGGTAAACGGTCCAGTGGGGAGGGTGTAGCTGCTGCCCGTGTACTTGACCCCAGCCGATATGAGAATGTTGTCCAGATAGAACGGCGTGCCGATGTTGTACAAGGCTCCACTGTATCCAAATTTAACATCAGTTAACGCCCATGGGGTGGATGAGAACGAGGCGGCTGTAATCGTATCTACCAACGTACCAGCTTGGTATAAGTTAAGAGCGCCCGAGTCTTTATCCAAAACCACAGCAAACTTAACCCATGCTGATGTTCCAGTATTATCCGACTCTAATGCTGTAGACAGACTACCAGCCCCATTCTGCACGTTCACAATCGGGTAGGGGTCAAACGGTGGGCTGGTGTCATACAGCACATCCAGACCTATCTGGAAACCATCGGCTGATCCTGAATTGATGTAGATCGCTGGTCCGCCCCCGTATACCCCACCACCATAATCCACACGTCGTACACTGAACTCAACTGTCCAGTTTTTAGATGTAGTGGCTGGAGCTGCTGAGGATACGTTAAACTCTGTTGTCTCTAGGGCGATAGAGTACGTACCGTATTCCGCGTAGGTGCTGTCTCTGTATACATTCCCCGCCAAAAGCCCAGTAACCGTAGTCGCTGAAATTTCCTCTTCCGCCGTGGTGGTAGTCGCTGTCTCAAACCCGAACAGCATTTCTTTCGTAACGGACCCTGCCGCGATAGACACGGTACCCGCTGCTGTAGTCACAGACACACCAGTTACGGGGAGACTAATAGTCTTACCAAAGGCCCCCACAGCCGCGATTGACTGATTACCACTTAACACAATCCCTGACGGGGGAACCACAATCCCCATTAGCAGGTGGCGGTGGCCCATCAATCCCGTCATGACCACGCCTTAGCTAGAGTCACCTTCCAAGTAGTACCTTGGTCTAGGCTAGTCAAACCCATCTCATCTATAGCCCCGTTAGCCGTAGAGACATTACTGATAGTACCACCTTCCCACTTGAACGATGCGGGCCACGCCACTGTATACGGTCCAGCCCCTTGCACAAACTCTATCCACTTCGTCATCCCCACATTGGCTGTGGCTACGTTAATGAATACGATGCTAGTGACGTTGGCTGTAAGTACCAGCCTGAAGTAATCCCCACGCGCACAGTCCACGGTCACCACACCAGCTACAATAGTCAGTGTAGTAACCGTATTCCCTACAGTCGCCGCGTACGTGACATCATTGTTCAACCGAATCAGGTAGTTGTTAATGTCCCTGAATATCTGGTCGAACGCGCCCCGCGCATACTCCTCTGGTGGGTTGGGTATGGTAGGTGGACGCGCCATTAGGCTCTCCTGCCGTCAGGCTGAATCTCGATTCTAGGGTTACCTAATTGCCACGCCACACCGAGCCCTGTACTCTCCACACGCAACGCCACCTGCCTACCACGTAGGCGAATCCAAGCCTGCTCAGTGAATTGCTCCACTGGCACCGTGGCCGATCTGGTAATAGGTGAGGCGGTTGTCTTGCTGTAGTTCGACCCCGGCGTATTACGTACCTTCACCGTAAAGTTCACAGCGGGAGCCACATCGGTAGAATTTTCAAACGTGATGTCAGGAATCAACCGTTTAATGAACGAGAACCGCTCACCATCCTCGATGTCCATATCAGCCGTTTCAATGTACGCTTCGATTGCTACAGCCACTCCCGACGACACGTCGTCAAACCCCACTTCATGGTACAGTAAATACCCGTCACTAGCCGCGATAGGGTACACGCGAATCTTAGAGTCCAGCCACGCTGTACGATCCATGGTACCTACATACCAGAGATTTTCTAGGTAGTTATAGATAACGTACCGATCTGGGGCTGACATGCCATTCGAGCAGTAGAACCACCACACCTCATTAAACTGCTCATTTGATCCGCTACATACTTGGTAGGCTTGACTGTGGTCAAAGTCTTGGAACACGAACCCACGTACGTTACATTGCAGGGTGTCCACCCGACCGTTGTACACGTAGAACTTATCAACCCCCATCCAATACGTGGTGTTATTTACCGTCACCACAGAGTTAGGTGAAATGATGCTGGTATTAGACGACACAAGGTCGAACCCGAACGTGTAGGGTGGGCCGAGGAATTTCTGGGAGTACAGAGCCGAATCTGTAAAGATCAGCGTTTCCTGCTTAGTCTGTTCAGCAGTAATAATCTGGGAGCCGTATGACAGTCTATACTCACCAGCCGTGTTCGTAGGAAGCTGCGTCCAGATAGTAAAGTCTTCTTGCGTGGCCCAACGGACTAGCAGCCTGTCCTGTGTAGCGCTACCGATCTCATTACAACCATACGCCACCAAGTGACGGTCATCAGTCACAGCGATGCAGGATGCCACCGTAGGCGCATCGGTAGCCACAGTCGTGATGTTTACAGCCCTAGTCCCAACGCCAGTTGTATTGTCCCAGTAATAGATGGCCCCATCACGTATGTTTGCGAAGAGGTCTTCACCATAATTGTCTTGGCTCCATAGCCTTAGCTGGCTCGTGACGCCGATGGATGAGGCTGACCCCCACGTACCCCGGCCCCACGTCCCTGCGCCCCACCCTGTGCCCCCCACAGCCGTTGCCAGCCCTGAAGCGATGAGGTACTTGATCGTGATCGACCCTGAGGCGGGGGTACCGGAACTGGTGGCCGCTGTAGTTACCGTAATGGTGTAGTGGTCCGCATCCACATACGTAACGTAATGCTCAGTGTTAATCTCCGTGATAGGGATACCGTTGAGCGCCGCAGCAAGCCCCGAGATAACTACGTAGTCCCCTGTCGATGCGCCATGCGCCGTATCCGCTACCGTAACCGTGGTAGTCGAATTGGTAGTTAGAGCGTTCGTAGGAGTCGTCGTGGTCCGCAGTGGGGTAACATCGTTGATCGTGGTTGCCGCTTCGATATACAGGTGGTTGTTCGTCCCGATACTGAGATAGTTATCAGCATTCAGGTTCGTCCAATTCCACAGGCTACGACACGTTCCAAGGTACTGGGTATCAGTCACACGCACCCACCCGCCAATCTTCTCAGGTCGAGAAGAACGGAACCGAACTTTATCCGAGTCCCAATACTGCCCCTCGTTACTGTAGTTAGTAGCCTCCCTATTGAGGCCGGGGCGCGGGGTGATTTTAACGAGTGGCATACATACCCTTATTTAGCTACGCGCTTGACTTTCTCAAACGAACGTAGTCCACCAAGCCCCAACATGCCGAGCATAAGCTCGAACAGCATACCATCATTCCCAAGGTCTGGTGGTTTCAATTCAGGGTGCCATACAGCAGCAGCCCACGTCAACATTGGGTATCCGATATACGTATAGAGCAGAGAGGCTCCACACACCCAGCCGATGGCAGGTCGCCAGCCACTGACGAAAATGCTAGGGTTAGTAGCTTCGGCTTTGTTAACCTCAAGCTGCCCTTGAACGATAGTGATCGCTGCCGCAAGTTCCGCTTTTTCTTGGTCAGTCTTATCAGGCCAGATTTTGTTAATGACATTCTTAGCCAGATCGATACCAGCGGTGAGAGGGTCAAGAGCCATCATTCTTCCTTCAGGTTTTTAGCCACACGCCTAACCCACCCTTTACCATGAGCAGGCCACGAACTCATTTCAGTCATCCCGATCAGTCGCTCAGCATTGAACCAGTTATTGAATTTCAACGGTGGCATATACGAGATTGCTTGCAGGGTCTGGGGTCCGAACACGCCATCCACAGGAACACCTACAGTCCGTTGAATGTTCTTAATAGCCGCCACAACGCCAGAGTTTACCGCCATATCAAACACATGGAACTTTACGCTATCAGGCACCAGATCACAGCCAGCAGGTCCCCAGTAGTCCCTACGGTAGAGTAGCTTAGCCCGCTCCAATGTCATGTTGAGAATATCCTCACCGGGGTAGGCTTTCTTGGAGATACCGAAATTCGTTTCACCCCCCCGGTCTTTAGGGTCATTAACATAGCCACCCTCGTGCCCGATGAGTTTCTCAAATGCTATGTCGAAGTTCATGGTATTCTATTCAGTCTATTGTATAGTTCCGGGACATTGACTTCATATACACCGTTCTTAAGTCTTGCTAGTGGAAGTTTATGGCCTTCTTTTCTGGTAGCCGTTAACTGAACTATACCCAACTCATATATCTTTGTTAATAGTTCTCGTTTATCTGCTGGAGATAGTTCCCCTAACATACCCTTAAAAGTAGCTTTAGAACTATCCTGCCCATCTATCTCTAACGTGGCTACAGCCGTAAATTTAGGTTGAATTTCTCCATCTACAGCATTAGGACATACCCTAACGATATACGCTGGTGGAGTTATCAACTCTAAAGTTATCATGCTACCGTACCATAAGCCCGCGACGAAGATGCCGCACCACCAGTCCACGTAATAGCGAACCCGTTAAGGTCAACAGCCTTACCACCGGCTGCGCCAGCATTGTTCGTTTCCACAGCGCTGGAATTCACAACTGCATTACTACCAACGCTGCTAGAGGCATTACCCGCTCCACCCGTGGAACTTGAGCTAGTACCCGCTGTATTGACTTCCTGTCCGTTACCACCAGCAGCACCCCAGCCACCGCCACCGCCACCAGCGAAGCCGAAGGCCGCTCCAGAGCCATAGCCACCGCTACCGCCGCCACCGCCACCGCCACCACCGCCACCGGGAGCAGCCGTAAGCGAATTTCCACCAATGCCTCCGCTACCAGCCGAGCCACCAATTTGACGGCCACCACCGCCACCACCTGACGTGCTAGCTGTACCTGTAGAGCCTGCTGCGCCCACCGCCCCACCAGCGCCACCCGTCTGTGGGGAGGATGTAGAACTACCACCAGCACCACCACCAGCGCCGCCACCACCAGAACCGTTAAGCGCTTTACCCCCGCCACCACCGCCACCAGCGATATACCCAGAGGTATTAGTTACAGTAGTGTTGAACCCCAGTTTGAGGGCAGGTCCCCCGGCTGTAGGAGCTACTAGACTACCACCTGCTGAGACAGTAGCTCCATCCCCGCCCTTACCCATGATATAGCCATTATTGACTAGGGTAATCGTGTCGCCAGAAGTTCCACCTTGCAGCGTCAGGCCCGGTAGTGTGGTACCGTTACTCCACAGATAGATACCAGAATTGATCGTAACAGTTACGTCAGTATTACCGGCTGAATATCCACTGAGTGTGGTGATATCGAGGACAGGCTCTTGCGTATCAATCGAGTATGTCTGTGAAGCGGACACACGCCCGCCCCCGCCCCCGGAACTACCTTCAACAGAGCAGCGAGTAGCGAAACTCATGTAAACGCCTTTGTAATCGTTGCGTACCAAGATGTCGTAGCTGTCCTGTATGTAGCTACCACCAAATCTACAGAGTTAGGGGCTGTAGACAACACGCCAGCCGTACCACCCGGCCACTTGAATCCAGTAGGCCAATTAGACCCGACCGTTCTTGAGCCTGTAGCGTCTTGGGTAATGAATAGGTTCACTGTCTGTCCATTCCGTGGATTACTGAATACCATAGCCCCAGAGAGTGAATTGGTGAAGGTAACAGTGAACACATTAGATTGTGAGCAGTCTACCGTAGTCCCCCCAGCAACAAACGTAACCGCTACTGGTGGGGTAGACGCCGCTGTGAAAACACCTTCGGCGGGGGTAGTGGCTCCAATTGTACCATTCAGCACTGCTGAGGTTGCCGTGAGCCCTGTAATCGTAGGCGACGTAGCAAAGACCGCTGATCCTGTACCTGTCTCATCCGTGAGCGCTGCCCGCAGATTTGCGCTGGATGGCGTAGCCAGAAACGTAGCCACGTTGGTGCCCAGCCCTGCGACACCCGTACTCACAGGAAGACCCGTGCAATTGGTTAGCGTCCCAGAAGTTGGCGTTCCGAGGATCGGTGTTACCAGAGTCGGTGAAGTAGCGAAGACAGCCGAGCCTGAGCCCGTTTCGTCAGTGAGCGCAGTTGCAAGATTAGCGCTTGAAGGCGTAGTGAGAAATGTTCCAATTCCGGCTCCCATACCAGTAATCCCCGTAGAGAAGGGGAGTCCAGTACAATTAGTAAGAGTTCCTGATGCTGGCGTACCAAGCACAGGCGTCGTGAATGTAGGGCTGGTGAGCGTAGGGCTTTCGAGATTAGTAAATGCGCTAACCACGTTTGTACCATTACAGTACAGCGCCATCGACTTTCCATTGGGGATAGTGATACCACTACCAGCCGTAGGCTTAACCGTAATTGATTGTCCACCAGTGGTGGAGTTCGTCACGAAATACAACTTCGATGCCGTTGGGCAGATCACCTGTCTAGTCGCCGTAAGAGCTACACTACTGGTAACCGCAAGAAATAGGCACCGCGCCTCATCTGTAGCTCCACTAACCGTGGTCAGCGTATAGTTAGCGTCCGTCATGGACACAGCCGCCGTACCAGCGATAGCCGAGTCAATAAGCGTTGTAACGCCAGTGTTTACAGTAGACCCCCAAGTACCGCTCAGTTCCCCCGTAGTTGGGAGAGTCAGTCTGAGTAGCGACGTATATGTAGATGGCATAATTACCTCTTAAATTTGCGTCCAACCGGGGGACTGTGTGTCGTTTATCTGTACCCAGAGCGGTGTTTGGGTATCCGAAATCTGCGCCCATCCGGGGGTCTGTGAGTCGTCTATCTGGAACCAGCCACCGATAGAGAATGAGCCGATACTAGCCGTCGCTGACACTCCCGTCAAGGGGACCGTAATACCAAGACTCAAGGTCCCGGTAGCCGTACTTACTTGGTTTCCAGTCAGGGGAATAGCAAACGGATCAAGTACCGTTACGGACCCTACTGCTGTAGTCGCTCCTACACCAGAAATCGCCAAACTAAGCGACGGAGTAAGCGTACCAGTATTAGTGGTAACTTGATTACCAGACAGGGCTACCGTAGCTGCCGTACTTGGGGTTACCGTACCAACAGCCGTCGTGGCCCCAACACCAGACAGGGCTCGTGATATGTCTAGCGTTACAGTACCTGTAGCTGTGGTAGCTTGTACACCAGAAACCGCTAGGCTCAGCGATGGGGTTAGTGTACCTGTAGCTGTGGTAGCTTGTACACCGGTTAGGGCCGCAGAGAATGTACCAGCAGGGGCTACTGTACCTACTGCTGTGGTTGCTTGTACACCAGAAATCGCTAGGCTCAGCGATGGGGTTAGTGTACCTGTAGCTGTAGTGGTCTGTACACCAGCCAACGCCGTAGTTATAGCTACCGAAGGAGTTAGCGTACCTGTAGTAGTCGTGGCCTGAACACCAGCAACCGCTAAACTCAGCGATGGGGTTAGTGTACCTGTAGCTGTGGTAGTTTGTACACCGGTTAGGGCCGCTGTAAACGTCCCAGCCGAAGGAGTTACTGTACCTACTGCTGTGGTTGCTCCGACACCAGAAATCGCTAGACTCAATGACGGAGTTAGCGTACCTGTTGCTGTAGTGGTCTGTACACCGGTTAGGGCCGCTGTGTTTCCTGTCGCCTCGAAAAACCACGCATTCAGCGCCGTTGCGAGATCAGCACTACTCGCAGGTGTCGTCTGCTGCGTCAGCCCGGACGGCTTGCCTCGCGTGCCAAGCGTTGTCTTTAGCGGCCTGCCTTCGCCACTCATTTAGCCACTCGCAAGGATGATCTGGCCAAATGTCTGCGGGGAGCTAGTGGACTGCGCTGTCCCGATGGTTTGAAGTACAGACCCATCAAACACGCGCGGGGCTGCGTGCTGGATGACATCCTCTTCCATGACTGATTTCCGCATGGGCATTGAGGCATTGTTCATATTGAAACAAGGCATGAACGCGATGACACGGAATGCCACAAGGTGAACAACCGCCGATGTCCAGCCCACCGACTGAATGTACGACTGCACAGACTGAACACCTGTATCACCGGCTTGCAAACTGAGAATGTAAAAACTGCCAACACCGCTGGTCGCAGTTGTCGAAACGATGTTCGTCGCCGTCCTGCTTCCCGTCCCGGCCTGATTTGTGTAGGTGACAGTGATCGTCGGGGTTCCGACTGTTGCAGCCGTCGAAACCTCAAGCGCCAATAGAACGCCATCGCCGTTCGTTGACTGATTCACATCCCTCGCCGGGAACGCTGCGCTTGTTATCGTCTGACTCGTCGTGAGCGTCGCGTTGATGCCGCTGTTGTGCCACAGCCGATCAATCAATATCACTTCCGACTGCTGTGCCGTGGTGCCGGTCGTATTTGCACGTATATTGGTGCGCGCGACGACTGTTTCACCACTGCCCGGAGACACCCACGGCAGTCCACCAGTTACCGGATTCGTCAAAGCTGCGCCGCTGACCCCGGATGAATTAGCCGTTGCCGCAGGCGGAGACGTGGAGGCATACCACGGCGACATATGACGCCCTGCCGATCCCGAAGCGCCTGCTTTGATTACGTTGATCTGCGGACGAAGCCCGCTGATAACCCCGGCAAGAGTCGTGAGCGCCATATCAGCCCTGCGACACGGACACGATGCCCTGAATGGTGGATGTCGTCGTCGTTGATGGGATGAAGATCAGCGCCATCGTGGTGTTGTCATACAACTGAGGAAATCCAAGATCGATTGGCCCCAGAGCATTACCGACGTTCGTTCCAACATCAAGAGATGCCAGCACGCGATAGGCCACGAGGCTGACGCTGCCCGATGACATCGACACCGTGTTGATGTAGCTGGTAACGGAACGCACGCCGGTATCACCGGCTGCGAGTGCGAACGGATAGAACGAACCCGCCGCCGAGGACGCAGCATAGGCAACGATTGGGTTGGCGGTGTTTCCAGTGCCGCCCGCTGCATCTGTGTAGGTGATCTGCGGCACGTTTGCGCCTGCACCCGTCGCCGTGACGATACGCAGCCCGATCAGGACGCCAGCACCGTCCGTCGCGCCGTTCGCGTCTCGTGCTGGCAGAGTCGGCTGAGTAATGGCCTGCGCTGATGTCGAGGTGACAACAAGCCCGGAGTTTTCCCACAGCACATCAACCAAAAGCAGCGTGCCAAGCTGCGTTACGGTTGAAGCAAACCGAGATAGATACGAGTTCCCACTGCCCGGATTGGTAAACGGAATCTGCCCGTCGTTTGCCGTGACGTTGGAGCCGTTCAAGCCACCGGACGGAGCCGGCCAAGCGCCCGGAATGCCTGCCAATGCCCACGGAGCAAACGGACGGCCAGCAACGAGAGTGCCGCTCAAAACCTTGCAGAAGTAGCGCGGAGGCTGTGCCCCTGCAATGATGCCGTCAACAGTTGTGATCGCCATTACGCAGCCTTGATGTAGACAGGATCGAACTGCGGCCCGGACAGAATCTCGACCGCTTGAGGCCCGAACCCGGTGATTTCGTACACGTCAGGGAATGCGCCCGTGAACGGAGCCAACACGCGCACCATCTGACCCAACGTGAACCCGCCGACAGGGGGAGCCGCAGGGCCTTCCATCCCGAGGATTTCCTGCGCTCTACCCGCTGCGATCAGGCCGACAGCCTCAAGAGCCTGGACGCCTGCAATGGTTCGCGCGTCAGCCGTATCGACGCCGTTCTCTGGCGTGACGGACGCGAGATCGTCCAGCCAGATGCGGACATCAACAACGTCAGCCGCAGCCGTGTAGATGGCCCGCTTCTCCTCAATGGAGAAACGATCCCGGAAGTCGAGGACTGAAAGGATCATTATGCGATCCTCAAGAGAGCCGTAGCTGCCACGTTAGACGGCATCGTGAGCGTCAAGGTAGCCGCCACAGGGGTTTGCGCCGTAAACGTACAGACTTCAATTGCCCGGTTAGACTGCGTGCTGTTGTAGATCATAACAGCGTCAACAGGGCCGATAGAAACCGTGGTGTATACCAGCGAAGCTGATGGCGTCCAAATGCCAACACCAGTATCCGTGGACGGAGCCGTGGCGTTTGTGACAGTAATACCGCCAGCGGTGTAGCCAGTACCAGTAGCTTCACCAGTAGCCGTATACGCTGTATTTGTAGGACCTGTAGTAGCGCTGGAAAGGTACAAAGCGGCCTTTACCGTATCCGTAGTAGGGGATGTCAAACTGGTACGTGACGTGATCGTGGCCGCACCCAACTGATGGTATCCCATCATTACTTCGGACTTAAAACTATTAGATACACCTGCTGAATTAGCCATTTAGAAGGCCCTCGCCAAAGATAGGGTTTCAAGCCCCTTACGTTTATAGATATGAACAGCACGCTTTACGCACTCTTCACCCAACCAATGTTCGTGATTGCAGACCGTTTCCTCGTCGTTATCAACCCACACGACTTTCTCAACCAAATCTGCCAAGGGTAGATTACCCTTACTCGTGTATATCATCGGTACATCTGACATCTTTATCCCCCCACTTAACTTTACCTGCAAATACTGGTGGTGGAAACCTCTTATGTCTTGGGTTGATCGGTACATACGAAACAACCCGGACTTGTCCACTTCTCAAAATTTCTCCATATAGAACGTGGAAAAAATCCCCCCACCAACTACGTCTATATATTATGTATCCTCGCTTACCCTTCTTTTTACGTCGCCACTTCAGTGCGTACGCAAAGAATATACAATTCGAGCGCATATCATACTATTCGTATCAGTGCTGAAGCTGCCGCCGAGGTGGGGAGGTTAATCACGAATGTAGTCGCACTAGACTGCTTGTCAGCCCCGAAATCAATTACCGCAATCGACTTATTACTATCGCTGCTGTTGTAGATCAGCGCTCCACGCGCCGTAATCGAGCTAGCTGCCCACGATGGGTTGTCAAATACCAACCATGCCGTAGTACCACTAGATGTTACCGAAACTCCCGTCAATACCTGTCCACCAGCCGTGTACCCAGTCCCCGAAGCCTCACCAGTTGTAGTATACGCCGTGGTTGTAGAGTCCAGCGTAGCCGCCGATGTGTACAGCGCAACCTTGAGCACCGCCGTAGTCAGCGGGGTAAGGAGGTCTACCTTACCTGATGTACATGCTGCTTGGGTTATCGCCATTACTTCACCGGATAGGAGACTTGACCACTACGATACATATCCTGCCTGTTCTTCCCATCCCCCAGCATCTTCAATTCAATCATGGCTGAGTCAAACATGGATTGGTACTTGGTCAACAGTTCGGGCTCGCCCTTCATGTAAATATACGCCTCCACAAGCGATCCGTAAAGTAGTACAGGGTCGAAGTTCTCCCCAACCCAAGATGTACTAGCTGTAACTATCGATTCTGGATAGTAGAAGTAATGAAGCTCCATTTGGTACGCCGAATCAGGCGTAGGGCCTAGGATGAATGTACCTGAGTCAAACTGAGCATAATGAGTAGGAACCCCCGTCGCTGACGGGTCTGGAAATGCCCCACGGATATAACTTACATCTTTATCGATCAGGAATGTCTGCACTCCCGCAGCCGATATAACCGACATCGAGAACGTAGCCAACCAATCCGTAGGGACACTAAGGTACTTGTTATTCGCCGTGACCGTACCCACCGAATTCTTTCGCAGTGCTGGCAACTGGATAGCGTTGTAAATACGCTTCTCAGTCTGCTGTACAAAATACGGGATATTGTCTACGAAAGAAGTTTCGTAGTTCTCCGTGTAATCTTGTATAGCTTGCGAAAGCTCAGCGTAGTTCATTTATCGCTGTCCTTTGGAGTAGCCTCACGAAACATGAATCCCTTGACTGCTGCCCCGGCTCCACGAGCCTTAGAGAACGTCTTCGTCCCGGTACCCGATGGGTACTTACCACACACCATCACATCGTTCTTACCAATGTCAGTCGATGGGTATCCAGCCACGTTCGGTACCGGGACACTTTTCGGTTGTTCATACTTAGCCATTCTCAACCACCTTTCTGGTTCTTAACACGAGACAGGCCAAATCCAAGTTCCTTGCGGTCCTTAGAAGTAGGGCCACCGGTCTTACCCTTTTTAGAAGGCTTGACCGTCGTTGGTTTCTGTGTAGGAGCGTTCTTCATATAAATCCTATGTAGTGGATACCGTTACGTTACCTATCTGCATCCCCATAGATGTATAGGCTGTTGCGCTGACAAAATTGTACACGTCTACCAGCACTTCTCGACTCTCTGGATAGCTAAGATCAGGGCGTGGATTCCGTAGGGCCTGTGGGTCATACACTGGAAACATCCCCAACTGTAGCTGGGGTTGGTCGGGAGTCCAGCACTGTGGGCACGCCTTGATGTTAACTCTCTTCGTCTTTATCGTCAGTTCTTTTAGCTTGCCCAGAGGGAAGCGGAAACTGCATATGTCGCAGAATCCAAATGCTTTCTTCCCTGCCGCAAACTGATTACCCATAATTACGTGTAGCTACGACGTGGTACCCAACGAACAGCGGCCTTCTCTCTGTCTTCCGAGGAAGCCAAATCCCACTGCAATTCATACTCCGCTTTCAACTGCGGCAACATCGCTTGACCTTCAGGCATCTTCATACCAATGAAGTACGCCAATCCAGCCACCATACAGTTCAAGAATCTGAACGGGATATCCTGCGTTTGCACGCCCGTCCCGGCATCCTGCATCCGGCGCAGCCGCCAGTAGTACAGCGTGTAGGTCGCATCGCTTGGGACAGGCCACACAGTGACCCTAGGAGCTGCTACAAGGCGCTCAATGAAGATTTGGATGGGTCGGCCCGTCGCCAGCTTGTTCGGGATCGTGGCGTACGTGGAAACGCTGATGCGGGTGATTGTCAGGTCAGTCTGCGTAGAGACATTCCCATCATTCTGTCGGACTGAATGCTCAATCAAGTCAATCGTGTCAGCCGGTAGATCGTACGTAGCTGTACCCGCCACCAGCGGGATAGTTCCCGATTCAAGAGTCCACAGGTTAATACCACGCGAAGCCCACTCAATAGTGAGCAGGTTCAGGCTACGCCTAGCGGTACGAAAATCATACCCTGAACGCAGTTCACGTTGTCCACCAGTTGCCCGTTCAAATGCCTCCTCAAGGAGGTCATTCATATTCAGGTCAAACGTGGTGGTACCTGTAGTAGTCATAACTTACTTCTTAGCCTTGACCTTACCACCGCAAGCGTACTTGCTAGGATTCATCTTACCCGACTTACCATGAATCCCTTCAGCCTTCTCACCCTTCATATACTTCGCGGGAGACTTAGCCTTGACCTTCATTTCAGCCGCTTCTTCTTTCTTGGTTTCTTTAGCCATGAAAGGGAAAATTTTCTTCGCCATTACAGTACCCTCATCTTCCCGTGACCTTTAGTCGCACATCCACAACCCCGAACCTGCCCACCTTTAGCGAATCCTGCCTTCTTCTCGGCATTCTTCAAGCGGTCATCAGGGACCACATTCGGGTCAAGCAGGCCCCGAAAATCATGCTCTTTACTAGGAGATTTAAGTGCTGATGCGGCTTCCTTAGCTGTGTACTCACTAAACGTACCTTTAGGCTTCGGCCCCATCGTACCTACTTTGGGTTCCTTACGCTCACTCACTGCGAAATCCTCCAATGAACTTCTGAACAGTATCAGTCTCGTAGATACGAATTCCCGTCCAAACGATTGTAAATACTGCTGCAATAGCTGGAAGGATATCCACAAGCGCCCCCACCATGGTAGCAACCGAAAGGGCGTCCAGCACCTTATGCCAGTCAATTGTATCGTCAGTCATTTTAACATTTCCCACGCCCTAAGGCTCTTGTTAATCCGGCTGTGTAAGTAACTTAACCATAGAATGCCGTTACCGTCGCGGACAGTGGGAGCGTCACATGGATGTCGGTACTAAACAACACACCATCTCCAGGGATAAACCCAAAGATAACTGACGTGTTAGTAGTTATGTCAATATCCACACGAGTAGTGCCACCAGCACCGCCATCCTTGAATGTAACACTTCCCGCCGTGCCGCCCGGGGAAATATGATACCCTTTAAGACGTTGCCGCCCAGATACCACAGTCCCCGTAGCAGCCACCCGCGAGGCTTTTACGTCTGTTGATGTAGACATTAGCTACCCCTTATTACGCCGATTGCGTAGTAGTGCCGTCTGGGTTACGAACCACGTAGGTGATAACGATAGTACCCGCACCGGTAGCCGACGCGCCCGGAACCAGCGTAAACGTCACAATAACGTCAGAGGTACCGACATTCAAACATGCTGCGGTAGCGCCAGCCGTGCCAGCAATAGCCATGGCTGCTGGGCCAACTGCGGTGACGGTAGTAGCTGCGGTCAGGTCGGTAGCGCCGATAGACAACTTGATCGTCGTCGCTGCGCTGAATACCGTGGACGTGACAAACGCCATGCTGGTAATCATCGCGCCAGCGGGGAGGGCAAAGGCCGTGGTAGCTGCGACCGAATCGGTGTAGGCCACCGTCTTCGTTTGGGCGACTTGAGTAGCGCCCAGATTGCGGATCGTGCCAGCGGTAGTGCCAGTGGTGTTTTTGCGGGTGCCCAGCAGCCATGGGCCAAGGCGGGTAGCGAGTGCCATGAGAATTCCTCAGTTTGCGTCTACCGTCCCTAAGGGTGTCTGCCAAGTCAGCCGGTAAACTATGGTCTTGGTTTCGTGGAGCGTATCGGGGTTTACTGGGGTTGTCAAGAATTTTCTGACGTGAAAAAGCCCGCCGAAGCGGGCTCCCAGCCTATTGCTTCCCAGCAAATTAGCCGCCTTGCGTGCCCCAGATTCCCAGAGGATCGGACCAACCAAAGCTGTAACGCTCACGGCTCTTATACCGCACGTTACCCGTGTCAAAGTCACCGTCCATGGAGTTAGACAGCTTAACACGCTCGAAATGCTTCAGGCCATTAGGAACGTCTGTCAGCATGAACCAACCGTTAGGATCGGTCATGAAGTGGTTAACCGTGTAGCCACCACTGATTGCGCCCATCGACTTCAACGCATTGATATCGTTGTCAGTCGTACCAACACGCAGTTCCGTTTCCAGTAGGCGCTTAGCGACGAACATCAGCGCAGGTGGGATCACCAGCTTGCGCGGCTTCGCAGCGATCAGCAAACCCCGCTCATCCGTCCATGCCGCGATCTGGATAACAGCCGCCTCAAGCGAGGTTTCGTTAAGGTCCACATCGGTGGTTGGGCGGTTGGCATTGGTGCCACCAGAAACCAGAGGATGAGCCGTGCTGCACAGAGCAACACCATCACCACCCAGATATGAGCCGCTGAAAGCGTTGTTCAGGACGTTAGCGCCCTTAACTTGCTTCGTGTAGGCCATAGCGCGGGCCAGCGACTTGGTGTAACGAGTAGACAGCGAGTCGTACAGGTTATCTTCCATCGCCTCTTCGGTGATAGCGAAGCCCAGAGCGATGGTTTCATGGCTGTAGCGAGCCGTCCATGCCTCTTGCGCGTTATCGTAAGCGATAGCAGCGCCTTCAGTCTTGGTCGGAGCGGCAGCAAATCCACTCAGCTTGGTTTCCTCTTCAAAGCTACGATCCGAGGTTTCGGTTTCGTAGATTTCTTTGTGCTCTTCGCCGTAACGAGCATACTCCATACCAAACAGAGCATTCAGCCCCGGCAGGAGTTCCTTCAATAGTTGTGAACGAGAAATAGCCATTTCTTACTCCTTAGACGGCGGTGATAGTAATGGTGTCGTACATATGAACGCCAGTGTTGAACTTCACCAGAACATCAGTGAAAGCCGAGCCAGCATCAACGAAGTCGATCACGCGCATTGCCAACGTAGCCGTACGAGCCGGAGCAACCAGATTGATCGTAGAGCGGCCAGTGGTAGCCGAGCCACCAAAGTTACCCAGAGCGGCCTGATATCCACGGGTCGTGTTGGCGATGGAACCAGCACCTTGGACCTGATAGATTTGGTCCTTTTCGTCGTTCACACGAATCATGATGTTCGTGTAGCCAGCAGTCACAGCGTTAGCCGGGAGATACTGAGCGTACACAACGTACTTCAGGACAGGATCGACGTAGCTGACACCAACGCAGACCCCCAGAACACCACCAGTAGAGGTAGTAGGTGTCAGTGTAGCTGCGCTAGGTTGTCCAGCAGAAACTGCACCGATAATGATAACATCGCCGGTATAGATAGCGGTTGCCGAATTGACGGTCATCGGGACTTCCCGAGTCGCACCGCCGTTGAATGCCCGACCACCGATTAGGTTAACCGGGATCAAGCCGTATGGGGAAGCTGTAGCTGCCATATTGACCTCTTAAATTAAGTGTTACCAGAACCAAACGATCCACGCGACGAGGAAGATTTACCTTCCGAGAAAGCGGGCATACGCGGATCAGCTTGGGTGAGAAATTTGGAACTAACGGAATTCGCTTGGTGCGCCGTTTGAGCGGCGTAGTATTCGTTGCGTTCGTCCGACATTTCTTTCGGAATCTTACACAACATCAATCCCCCAACCTCGACGTTACCTTTAGCCGACGCTTCAAACGCCAGTTCAGGATGATCCGCCGCCTTAACAGGTTCATACCCTTCCCGCAAACGCTGTGACACGTTCGTAGGTTGAGATTCACCCATCAAATGAGTCATAACCCACCGGAAGCTATAGCCATCCTCAGGGGTAGGATCAGGAAGCGTGCTAGCTGGGACCCAACGACGCTTTGGCTTGTCCCGTGGGGTCAAACTTTTAGGTGTACGATCTTCAGCCATTCTGCTTCTCCAATGCTGCCACTTGGCGAGCGTAAGTTTCTAGGGGGACTCCAAGGCGTTTTGCGATATTGACTTGGGATTGCGTCAAGCGGACTTTCTTCGCTGACGTTGCTCTATCGGCACCGGCCACGACTGTAGCGGGTGGTTTGGCGGTAGGAGGTTTTTGTTCCCCCTGAAACGCCTCTGGGAAGCGCTTACGCATTTGCTGGTCGATAGTACCGTAATACTCATCCGACTGCAAATCATAACCTTCACGAAGCAGCTTATTGTGCAGGCCCAGCGCTAAGCTGGTCATTTCTTCGTCTTCCCCGAACCACGAATTCCGCTCTTTCCACCTTTGCGCTTTAGCATCGGGGCGGGGAATTGGTGGCGTCTGAGCCTGTTGTGGGGTTACTGTATCAGTGTCCGATTCCTTTTGCAAGGCTTTCGGCTTAAATGATTTCACCTTATCCAATTGAATCTGCGCTTGGTTCAGCGCTTCCTGCGCCGAGATCAGTGCATCAGCGTCCCCCGCCTCGTGAGCGGCCTTCATATCGGACCTTGCCTTAGCCAGTTCATTCTCGATGAGCTTCTGGCTTTGCGACACGTACGATGTCTGGTTTTCGGTCAGTTTCTGCCGAAGCTGCTGGCTCTCAGCGTACGCAGCTTGCGCTGCCCGCAACGCTTCATCCCGTTCACGCTGGATAGCTTCCTTAGCCCTGCGCTCGTCATGACGGGCATGGGTCAGCTTGGCGATACGTTCCTTGACGGCATCGCTGTACTCTTTAAGTTCATCCTCAGTGGGATCGAGAACTTCTTTATCCAGTGGCTTGCGCCCACGATCCTTTTCAGGGGTATCGTCTACGATTTCAACGTCGTCTTCGGCCTTTACCTCAGGCTTTTGAACGTCATCGACCTTTTGATCCTGCTCATCAGGAAATACGAATTCGGTTTTTTCACCCATTATGTACTCCTATTAGGCGCGAGAAATGCCGCGTGGGTCTTCCACAACAGCCTCGATTTGGTTGTCAGTAATCAGGCGGAATTCACGTCCGTGAATCTTCAATCGTGTGCCTGTATAGCCACGAACGATCACAAAATCGCCCTCTTTACACCACGGACCCTCAGGAAAGCGGTCTGCATCCTTGTACGCCAGCGGTCCCAATTTCATCACGAACAAGACAACTGAGGTTTGTTCCTCAATCTTTACCGTCTGATCCGACTTAAACAAGCCATTTTCAAACGTCTTATCCGCTTCTGGGATGGCACAGAGGATGTACTCCCCTACAGGTTGTGGAAGTTGCTTAGCCTTTTCCTGCGCCGTTTCTGGCGTAGGCATATTAAGAATCATAGCTTCCCCGGTGTGTGCAACCAATTCACTCATTCTTCTCGCTCCATAACATTAAGCAGGTCAGTAATTTCACGTTCAGCGAGGCCCAACCCGTAAATAACCCCGCACGCTTTTTGGTAACCACCAAAATCTTCAATTCCGGTGAACACGTAGTCCTTCTGACTTTCCCTGTGTTCCCTAATCTTCTGAAGTACCACCTTCAGTGAATCACTCATTTCTTAGGTCCTTTGTTTGCGCTATTTCTAGCGATATCACGCGAGGACAAAATCTTCATTGCCTCGATCTTCGTCTTCACACTACGATCCGCGTTCTTATTCTGTGCATCCAGAGCCAGCTTAGCCTGATCCTTCTGCGCCATCATTGACATGCGTTCACGTTCCACCTTCAAGCGCTCCACACCGATCTGATAATCGTACGTGTCATTCTGCGCCTTACGCTGGGACTCCAATTCCTTCAACTTCAATTCCGCCTGCTGCATCTGAATCATGGGGTCCTGTGACTGTTGTTCATTCTGCGCCTGTTGCGCTGCTGCTTGATTCTGGATCATCGTGCGCTGTGCCGCCTGTGCGATCAGCGGGGCCAAATTCGCCTCATCTTCCTTGCTGATCGGTGAGTGGTCATCCTCATCCAATTCAGGTAGCGGTACACCAAGCTGCTGTTCGATCTGAGCGCGGTAAGCGAACGCCGTATGTTCCGCAATGTGCGCCATCAGAGCCGACATCATCATCTGCGCCTGTGGGTTCTGCCCGAGGGCCTGTGCCACCTTGGGGTCCTGCATGAACATCTGGTGAGTCGCCATATGCGCCTCGTGATCCTGATACGCGAAGACCTTCATAGGTTTCCCACGGAGGACATCCATGTTTTCCGTCACAGGGTCTTGTGGTGCCTGATCTTCCGGCAATGCCACAATCTTATCCACGTTCTTAATACCAAGCGTTTCCAGCATCTGGCGATGTAGATACGGCAGGTTATAAATCTGTGGGGCCGTCTGCGACAACTGCAACGCTGCTTGATACTGAATAATCCGCTGACTCATCGTCGCGGCATTCGGGTCGCTTACAGGAATAATTTCAGTGTAGGCGTAGTCAGTCTTCTTAGCCTTCGGACCATCTTCGCTATCAGCGTCGTAGCTGTAGTCTGCATCTGTGTAGTCACGAATAATACTACCCAGCAAGCGAAGCTCTTGCTTCATCGAATAGTGCAAGCGGGCCTGCACTGCCGACATGATCTTGAGTTGTCGCTCCAACAACGCCAACGTGGTACCTACCGGAGCCTGTGCGCTCATATCAGACACTTTCATGTCTGCGGTAGCGGCGAACCGGCGTGCTTCTTCTACGATCTGATTGAGCAGCGCCAATAGGGTCTGCGACGGCTCTTTGTATGGCAGGGGCATGATGTTGTCCCTGACCGTGCCGCTGGCGACATCGACATCACGGAACTCCCCCGGCGCGATAGGCGTGTCGTCGCCCTTGATACGCAGCCCCCGCGCCTTCAAACCGCCCGGGAGGTTAGACAGGGTACCCGCATCCACCAATTGCCTAATGAGCGAGGTTGCGCTCTGGGTAGCGCCGCCAATCAGATGGATCAAACCGAACCCATAACTACCGAATCCCGGTATGTACTGATAATGGACAAAATGGTTGCGCTTCTGTTTGGTAACATCTTCCTCAAGCCAATTACGACGAATTGACAGGATTTTCGCGGAATCTTTCAGAATCGTAACCACGTACGGAACCGCGATTTTTGTCGGTTCACCATCCGCATTTTTATCCTCATATCCCTTCAGATCAAGCTCTACGTGCATTTCCAGCAGCGTGAACCGATCATCATGCGTGGCCGAAAAGCCAGTCTCCTCGTCTTTGCGCTTCTGGATATCCTGAATATCCTTCGTGGGGTCTCCCAATTCGACATCGATGTAGAACCCTGAATTCTGTAGCTTCAACAAGTCATTCTTGGTCTTACGCATTCTGTGCGTAACCCGCGATGCTGACGAAATCTCCGACATACCGTACGGCAGCACCACATCCTCAGCCGGTACGAACATCGATACCTGTCTAGCAATAGATGGGTCGTAATACACCTTCTTAAACGCGCTACCACTGATTGGCAGGTTCCACAGCATCTTTTCATGCTCTGGTCGGTACTCAACCATAACCTCCGTCAATTGGTAATTCATGTCGTCCATGACACGAACCGCCGCTTCTTCCTTCTCTTTCGTCTTCTTCCCGATGATGTTCGTCTTCACGGGGCCAGCAGCCGGGAACTGCTCAGTGATCGCCTCCGACTGAAACCGTACAACCGCCTCCGTCAAGATAGGACTGAACGCCCCACACGCGCCATCCCACGGCTCCGTACGATCCTCGTTCTTCAGGCCGAGCAGCTTGATACCCTCCGCGTACGTGGTTTCCCAATCCTTCCGGCTGTTGATGTCATTGTCGTAGTCTTCCAACAAGTCAGTGGCAATAGACCCCAGCACGTCGTCATCGAGGTCTTCAGCCAAGTTAGCCTCAAACGCTTTACTTACCGGCTCAGGAACAGCGTCAACCTCACCATCCTCGTTCTCAAGCTCAATCTGCAAATCCTCTGGTCCGTTGTCCAGAGTGTCAACCATACCTTGCGGCGCTTTGTACAATGAGTCGGTAATCATATCTATCCTTAATAATACGCCGCCTTACGCGGCCTAAAGTCACCATAATCCTCGTCCGTAGGCAGAGTGATAAACCCTCCCTGCCGGAACCGCGCCAGCGCCATACTCATGCAGTCCACCATGTCGTCGTTAGACCCATATGGAAATGCTAGCGCTTGCTCAATCACATCCTCAGCCCATCGCCGTCCTTCGGGATACCACACCATCCCACTACTAACGATGTCCGCTATGGCATTCACTCTAGCCACTTTATCCCCAGTATTCCGCCCCGGGGTAAACTCAGTGACAGGCACACCAGCCCTACGTAATTCTTGGTACAACTGCGTACCAGCCGATTTCTTCTCGACTATGAACGAGTCAGGCTCCCAGTCTTTATACTCTCTATACGCCAACTGCTTCAGTTCAGGAAACTCCACCCGAACATTTATCGCATTCAGCAGTATGAGGTGACTGGCTCCCTGCGTTAATTCATCGTCAGAAAATACACCAAACGTCAGTATCGCCGTAAAGTCCGCCCGCGTATTCTTCTCAGCAGCAGCGTCAAGCGCCATGATGACATAATCACAGGTCGGCGGTCTATCTTTTTTCCACGGTCGCCACCACTCCCGTTTCAGCAGCGCCCCACCCTCCGCTGTCGGTGCCTGCATGTACTGTGCATTCCATTGGAACGCGGGCATTGATGCCTTCGTACGTTCCAGTGCAGTCAGGTCGAACTTTTCAGGCCACAGGGCTTTCCCACTAGGCAGTATCGCCGGGAATTCAAATACCTCATACTGGTCAGCTTTAGCGTTCTTCGCGCCATCCTTGACCAAGTGCCCAATCAAGTCATCTTGGTGCCACCGTGTATGCACGATCGCTACCCGACCACCAGACATCAACCGGGTACGCGCACCAAACATGAACCACTGATACGTCTTATCTAGTGCGTCGAAGTTCCCAGCCAGCAAGTCACCTTCCTTGTGAGGGTCATCCACGAGTAGCAGGTCAGCACCTCTACCAGCAATAGCAGCACCGACGCCAGTAGCAAAATACTCACCACCATAATTTGTAGACCATCTACCAGCGCTCTTAGAGTCCGCAGCCAGCGAGATTCCCGGGAAAATGGTCGCATATTTAGCATCAGCGATGATATTTCGTACTTTTCTACCAAAATCCACGGCCAAATCAGTGGTGTTAGACACCATCATGACCTTCTTATTCGGGAATTTACCCAGAAACCAAGCCGGAAATAACGTAGAAATCAGGTGAGATTTACCATGTCTAGGCGGTATAGACACCGCAATACGGTCTTTTTTGTTGAATGCGATGTCCATCAGCAGGTTTGCAAGCTGCCTATGGTGCTGAGCACACAGAAAATCCGGGTCCATGTACATGCAGAACGCTATTAGGTCGTCCCTACATGACTGCGCGAACTGTCTACGCTCTAATTCCTCTAAAATCTCCAGCGTAGCAGCCTGATCTGCCGGACTCATGGTCGGCAAAGCGTTCTCGATAGCTCTGGCTGTAGCTATATCAAGCAGCATCAGGCACAATCCGCTTAATAGACCTCAATTCATCCGCAATAGATATATCACGGATAGGTTTAATCTCAACTGCGTCGATTGCTTCCTCTTTCCCAGACAATTTACGCAGCTTATCCCTGAGAATGGTTTGCAGTTCGCTTGTCGCCTTGTTCTGCGTAGTAACTTCCGTCTTCTCAGTGAACAAACCTACGTCAGTTATCTTACCTAGCAGTTCAAGTGCCTTGATTCTTACCTTAGCGTCAGAGTGATCCGACTCCTGAATCAGTCTATTCGTAATGTACGTGCGTAATTGTGCAGCGCTTTGCACCACCATCATGTCGTGTTGTCGCAGGATTTCATTCACATACACCGCATTCTCTGGCGTGGTAACGATGTCACGCGCCTTACTAGCGGGCAGTGGTGTTTTCGGGTCCAGAGCAGCCTGAACCTCTTGCGGCGTCACCGTTGGCTCATCGATCACAGGCTCACCACTCATCTCCTCCAACATACGGGCTGTCTTACATGCAGCAGC